CTTCAGCTGCTTGAGTTAAATCCCGTTTCTTAATAGGATCACTAGTTTTTTCAATCATTTCATTCAAGTCTGAACCCAATAATATAGACCCGAATATGTCATTTGCACTTCCAGATACAACATAATAACCGATTACATCCGAAAATGCGCTTTTAAATCCAGGAAAAACTATCAACACAGCTAACATCACGCCAAAAATAAGTATCCAAGGAATAAACGTAAATAATGCGGCGGCTCCAATATTTTTATCTAAAGAACCACCGCATTTAGACATTAAATAACTGCTATTTAAGAAAAACTGACTGATAACAACTACTCCTAGATAAAACGCTAAACTTTTTAAAGTTTTGCTGTAATAATTTGCTTTACTTTCATCGTTCACTAAATCACTAAGAGACAACTCAGGTTTCCCTATACTTGGAGAAATAAAATATAAAATAGTTATTATGGTGAATATTAACAATGAAATTAACGATATATCCATATATAGATAATTGGTATAATTTTTTTTTGTTTTTTAAAGGTATTTAATAATGAGCTCTTTTGACAATGAATTTACAAAACCGATGTTAACTGAACCGGGAGTTAAATACTTTTTAAATGAGACTTTAAAACAGTGCCATAAATTTAAGGAAAAACATCAAAATATGATATTTAATATAGGGTTGCTAATCGGGTTTTTTATTATTTTAGGAATATTATTACTGTATAAATACAAAGGTAAACTAACACCAGAAGAAATTGAACAAAAAGAACACGAAAAGAAAACATATATTTTATCTAAAATTAGAAACTACCAGGATGCTAAAGTTAAAGCACAGCAAGAACTAATTACTGGACTTCCTCATTGGGAAAATGAATTTGATATTATTAATGATACTCCTATTAACAAGATTACAAAAAGTTTAAACCGTTAGAATAAATATATCAATATATTTTATAATGACTGAAGAAAAACAAACACTTACTCCTATTGAAGCAATTGACGAATTTTACAGACTAAAAGATAAATATGAAACAAGTTATTATGAAAAATATGTGAAACCTATCGTTAACAATTCACAACCAAAAAAACAAAAACGCGTTGCTTTTTCTAGACTTCCCAAAAATGAATGTATAAATTGCAAAAGAAATGTAGGAACCATTTTTACTGTTAAATATAATAAATCAGAATATATGAGACAATTTATTGCTAAATGTGGTGATTTTCAAGATCCTTGTCCATTAGATATACAAATCAATTATAGCGCTAGACAAACATTTTCACACGATATTAATTTTGAGTTAAATAACGTAGACAAATTAAAATTAGAAATTATAAAGGCAAAAAATAACGCTCTCTTCTTTAACAAAGATGTTATAAAATTGTTTGAAGAGATTACTACCGACATCAAAGACATCATGGAACTCACCGGCCAAACTATTGAAACAAATATATTAAGAAATGATAATCCTGAAAAACATGCATTAATTAAGAAAACAATAGACGAATTTGGTAAGGGATTTATAATGCCATTTAAACAAATGGTTCAAGAGTTTAATGAAACGAACAATGAATTAATTTTAAATCAAGCGGTCAACTTTTATATTAATGAAATGATTCCTAAATTAAAGGATATACAAGAATTAAAATATGAAGTCAATTTTGTTGAATATTATCCACAAGAACAATTGTTCAAACTAATTCAAATGCCTACTTCTTTAGAGAGTAATGAAAATACTTTTAAAGAGGATGATAAGGTTGTTAAATTTATAACAGGTGTCAGAAAGGATAAAAAATCTAAAACTAAGAAGGTTATGGGTGTAGTTACAAAAAAAACAAGAAAACTTAGACCTACTGGTGATTTAGTGATTGAAGAAGATGTTGAAGAAGAGGTTGTTGAAGAAAATCCGGAATTACCACCTAATTTTAATAATAACTCTACAAATAATAATCCCACCTATGATGTTCCTCAAGTTGTTCCTCAAGTTGTTCCTCAAGTTGTCCCTCAAGTTGTCCCTCAAGTTGTCCCTCAAGTTGTTCCTCAAGTTGTTCCTCAAGTTGCCCCTCAAGTTGTTCCTCAAGTTGTTCCTCAAGTTGCCCCTCAAGTTGCCCCTCAAGATGTTGTATAGAATAAGCCAAAATATAATGAAGTATTGGAGAAAAAGATAAAAGGTATATTAATAATTTTATAATTTTATATTTTTATATAATTTATAAAATATTTATAAAATATATATGCTAAGTAACTACATATCTTTACCAGTTTTTTTAATTAGTTTTGCAGTAGGGTTATTTTTTGTTTATGTTATAGGTCCTGAATCTAAAACAATATACATATATCCAAGCCCTGAAAATTATATGAAGACGCAATATAAAGACAATGCTGGTCAATGTTTCCAATTTAAACCAGTCGAAACACAATGTCCTATAAATCCGCTCTCCATTAAATCAGTTCCAGTTCAACAATAAACTAACAAAATAAAACCAAAACAAAATAAAATAAAGAGATAATATAATGTATTTGGATAAATTTGTTCATAGTAATACAGGTAAAATATTGATGTCATTATTATTGGGAATAGGTTTAGCAACCTTTTTTAGGTCAATATGCAAAGGTAAAAATTGTAGAATTATACAAGCTCCTCCATTAGAAGAAATAGAAGACCAAACATACAAGTTTGATGGAAAATGTTATAAAATAGAAAAGAATGCTGTTAAGTGTGATATGAACAAAAAAACGGTTAAAATTGCGTAAATTTTAAAATAGTTGAATCTTTAGATAATATATGTCTGATATTAATACAACCAGTATAAATGATTTGCCAACTGACCCTTCTGGAGGCGGTTCTGTTGGCGGAAATGTTAGTTTGGTCATTAATGAAACTGCAGGAACTAATAATATGGTTCAATCATCACAACCAACTGCTTCAAATTCATTGTCTTTGGACCAAAGCACAATTAGCCAGATAGTAAACGGATTACAACAAGCTAGTTTAGCAGGAGCAACTTCATTACCAAGTAGAGATATTCCTTTACATACTGAACAACTAACAAAAGACGCTCAAATACAACCTAATTATATTCCACCGCCGCCGCCTGGACCAAGAGATTATATCAATGAGACAGATGATGACATAAATAATTATTATAAAAATGAGAAAATGGATAATTCATTAGATTCCATTTACGATGAATTACAAGCACCATTATTGTTGGCTGTTTTATATTTTTTATTTCAATTGCCTATTTTCAAGAAAAATGTATTTAGGTATTTGCCGTTTTTATGTCACTCAGATGGAAATTACAATTTTAATGGATTAATTTTTTCGTGTGCTTTATTTGGGTTTATTTATTATTCATTATCAAAAACGGTCAAACATTTCAGCAAATTTTAATTATATTTACTTATAATAAATGTTAGATATATTAAAAGAGATATCTGTTGGTCAGGCAGATTTAATAAAATCATTTGCTATTTTTTATTTATTGTTAGTTGGTAATTATATTGGAACCAGTTTATTTACTTGTTTTCAAATAAATTATATAAAGGAACATAAATGGTTGCAACTAGTAATCTCATTTTTATTATTTTATTTTTTAGTTACGCTTGTATCTGATACTGGTAAATTAGAATTTACGCCACCCATAGAGAAATTCACATATTCATTATTCTATTTTTTTGCATTTTTAATAGTAATGCGTCTCGATATGGTTATAACGGTAATAGTATTAGTATTTATATTTATAATTTACTTTATCGAATTGAATAAGGATTTTTATTTAGACAGAGGGTCTCAAATAGATAATCCTCTAGACCAAGATATTTATAATAATAATCAATTTTGGATAACATTTGATTGGCCAATTAAAGTGCGTTTATTTAAGGTTAAAAAAGAGGATTTTGTTCTTATAAATAAATTCGAGAGACTATTGTATTATATTATTATAATTTTGTTAGTTATAGGTTTTATATCATATGGTGGAGAGATACACGATACTGTAAGTCGTTCAAAAAATCTCACTTGGATAGATGTGTTTTCTGATACGAATATTTGTAAATTAAAAGACAGAAAAGGGTTTTGGCATTATTTTAAGGTTGGTCTCGGATTAAAAATATAATTTATAAAATTGTTATACAGTTATAAATTATAAAAATTAAAAGAAAATTCCCTTGCGTTTTATTGTTTTTGTTCTTCTTTTCTTCTTTTTATTGCTTCTGGTTTTTCTAGGGTTTCCGGTTTTACTGTTACTGTTACTGTTACTATTATCTTCATTCTTAGTATCTAATGGCCTGTAACGCAAAAACCATTCTTCATACTCTGGCTCATTTTTCTTACTTTTTAATTCTATGAATTTTTCGGCCTTTTCAGCTCGCATTTCTTCTACTGTTTCTTGATGACCCATACAGTTAATACTAAAACGCTTTAATAACCCTTTCTGAGCTAATCTGTTTTTTTCTTGCACCTCAAATAAATAATTGGACATACATAATATTCGGTCCTTATCATAATATGGCCTATTAGAATATAAAAACGCTAACCAAAAACTAAGCATAGTATCTATAGTTGCAACCTTAACATCGTAACCTCCTTCTTTAACAATATTGTAACTGTGACAGGCCAATGGTTCATATATAAAAGCAATCGTTTCATTTCCTACCCTAATTTCATAGTGAGGAGCAATAATTTCACCAACTCCAGGCCTTTTAATTATCTTAACATTTTTAACATTAATATCGACTAATCGTTCTTTAACAATTTGCGCAGTAAGCATCGGCTCTTCTGAGAGAACATCAAAATCGGGTATTTTTTGTAGCCTATGTTGTAAATTTTTTGGCATATAATGTGAATACATTGATAACGCATATCCACCAAAAAATACAACACCTTGGTCAATTAGAGTATGTTGAACATTATCGTAAATTTTGTTGGCTTGTTTTTCATCTTCCATTTTTCTTTGAAAATCAATTGTAGCGCATTGTTTTCCAGTAAGAGGATAATGTTTGTTTAAAAGAGTTAAACGTTTTAAAACTTTCTCCCATCTTGACACATCTCCGGCTGGACGTGATAATTCTAAATACATTCCCATACGAAGTAGATTTGGAGGTGCATAAAAAATACCTCCGACCTTAATCGCCTCCTTTTTAATGGCAACAAACAATTCTTTTGGGACAAATGTAATATCTGCTACAGGAATAAAATTAACATATACTTTAAATGTTCCATGATGTTGTCCTGATTTAGCTTCAACCTCTTGAAATCCATTTTCTATGTAAATATCGACTAGCTCTTTAGCATCATTTAATGCATTTGAACTATAAAAATCATAATCAGGAATTTCAATATCTGTATTATAGAATTGGTCTTGTTTTGGTAATATGTTATTAATAGCTGTCCCTCCGTAACAAATTAGGGATTTTTTTCTCAAAAAATTTTCCACAATACCAATTATGCGTTTAACTTCAGATGAATTAGCTGCTTTTCTCCCTTGAATCTCTTCGGCTTTATCAATTGCAGTTCTTAAAATGGCTAATTCGCAGTCACTAAATGTTAACCCTTTACAGAGATTATCTTTTTTAGTCATTTATATATTACTATTATAATTAAATCTCAAATTTATAGAAATCCGACTGTACTGTTCTAGTAGCATATGATAATTCTGGATTTTGTGGTGGCGGTAGTTCAATCGTAACAGGAACATAACGCAACTTCTCAGGTTTAAGAACAAATGCATATCCGTTTTCATCAAAGAATATGTCATTTTCTTCAATGTTAGTATCTATTTTTTGATATCGCATTCCTAAAAGTTGACATCCAGTTTCTCGCATAACTACAGAACTAGGATTTTCTGGATTAGACCCCTTATCTGGCATTCCAATTGTCATATTTTGCTTATTAAATTCAATAAGCTCATTCATATCTGGACTGTATTTGATATCATAATAATGAAGGGCTCTCATAAAAACCGAATTACTTGTCATATTAACGAATTTATAGAATTCAGGACATTCTAGGAAAGCTATATTACTTCTATCAACAATTATTATAACTTTACCCATTAACTTTTTCAACTCAACATTACCGAAATTTTGTCCATAATATTCTGAATCATAGTCTTTACTCATTAAAATGGAATCGTAATTTTCTAAAAGTTTAGCGAAATTTTGATACATTGTTTGATTAGTGCTTTTAATGCGAAGATGTATAATTATGGGGTCTAATGCGTTTGGAGCAGTAGATGTGGCAAATGCATAATCTCGAATAATATTCATAATATCTGAAAAGTTAATGTAATTAAAAGTTTCCTTAACATAATTACTATCGCTTGTAGAAGTAGCGACAATTGGCTGATCCCCTATTGAGAAAATTTCAAAATCAAGACCTCTAACACCCTGCTTTAATAAATCTTTCAAAATACATGTATCAACGTAGTCGTTTTTGTAATTTCCACCACTACAACAATTATAAGCAGTCTTAATATAGTAATCTTTAAAAGTATAATTAAATTGTTCGGAATTATCAATTGACCTAATTTTTCCGTTTAAATCTCCATAAACAGCATCCATTGTTGAACATTGTTTGCTTTTAAGTCTACTATAATAAAAATAATATATTATTACAATTAAGATAATAATCAATGTTACTCCAATAATTAAAAATACAGCAGTAGTGTCTTTCATTTCTGTAATAGATTTAATAGTATTATTAACAGTGTTATTAATATTTTCTGTAGAACCGTCCATATTATATATATACTTTTAAAAAAAGTATAGCAAAACATAATTCTATATATACTTTTAAAAAAAGTATAGCAAAACATAATTCTATATACTTTTAAAACATAAATGTGTGAATAAAATCCATATTAATTTATATTATGACGAATAAGGAATTAAAAATATAGTATTATATTATAAAAATGCCTGGTGGTCTCATGCAACTAGTAAGTCAAGGACAACAAAACATTGTTTTAAATGGAAACCCAACAAAATCATTTTTTAAATCGACTTATCATCAATATACTAACTTTGGTCTACAGAAATTCAGAGTAGATTATGAAGGTTCAAAAACATTACGTCTATCAGAGGAATCTACATTTACTTTTAAAATTCCTAGATACGCAGACCTTTTAATGGACTGTTATTTATCTGTAGCATTGCCAAGTATTTGGAGCCCAATATTGCCTCCTCAGCAAGTTACAGAGGCGACGACAGCCCAAGGTCTAGGAAATATCGAACAATGGGCGCCATATGAGTTCAGATGGATTGAAAATATAGGAGCAAAGATGATTGCAAAAATCAGTATTACGTGTGGTAATTATACATTACAAGAATACTCAGGCGATTATTTATTGGCCTCAGTTCAGCGCGACTATAATGCAATTAAACTAGACTTGTTTAAGAGAATGATTGGACAAGTCCCTAATATAACTGACCCAGCTAATGCAGATGGTCGTGTTAACTCATATCCAAATGCATATTATACGGGAGATTTAGCGGGACCAGAACCATCTATTAGGGGGCGAATTTTGTATATACCCATAAATAATTGGTTCTGTTTAAAGTCTCAAATGGCTTTTCCATTAACGTCTTTACAGTATAATGAATTACATATAAATGTTACATTTAGACCGATTAATCAATTATTTCAAATTCGTGACGTATTTGATGCGACAAATAATTATCCTTATATTTGCCCTAATTTCAATACGTGGTATATGCAATTTCACAGATTTTTACAACCACCTCCGGATGTATGTATTGGGATTGATTCTTATACAGACCAAAGAGGATTGTGGAACAGCGATGTTCATTTAAATTGCACTTATGGGTTTTTGTCAAACGATGAAGAACGTCTGTTTGCATTACAGGAACAAAAATATCTTATAAAACAAGTTCACGAAAGAATTTTTCCTAACGTTACTGGTCCAAACCGAGTAGAATTAGATTCCTTAGGTATGGTATCTAATTGGCTTTTCTATTTTCAGAGAAGTGATGCGAACTTAAGAAACGAATGGTCAAATTATACTAATTGGCCATATAATTTTTTACCATTGAATGTTATACAAGCACCTACATCAGGAACCTATACAGTTTATCGCACAATAGGGGGAACTCTGCAACCAATAGAAATTGGTCCTGGTGTAAATCCAGATGGAACGTTAACTAGTATACTAATAAATCAATCTTATAATCCACAAAATGATAAATTAATAATGGTGGCTATGGGTATACTTCTAGACGGGTCTTACAGAGAAAATATTCAACCAGCTGGAGTATTCGATTACATAGAAAAATACACTAGAACAACTGGCAGTGCTCCACCGGGGCTTTACTGTTACAATTTTTCTGTGCATTCAAATAACTCAGATTTGCAACCATCAGGTGCTATAAATATGAGTAGATTTAATCAAATCGAATTAGAATTCACAACAATTATACCGCCTTTAGACCCATTGGCGCAAAGTTTAACTATTTGTGATCCAGAAACAGGTTCTATAATTGGTGTTAATAAGCCTACATGGCGAATTTATGATTATAATTTCGATTTACATTTGTTTGAGGAGAGAATAAACGTGGTGAACTTCATCGGAGGAAATGTTGGATTGATGTATGCTACATAAATCATAAATATCTTGTTAGTATTATTATGAAGATAATGTAGAATTTGATGCTGGCGGAGTTGTCTGATAAAATTGTCCTGTTGCTGATACTGTCATTGGATATTTTGCCTCATAAAAAGGCATTTTACTCTTTGACGCTAATGGTATCGCATTTGAAATACCCTCGCTATATTCATCTGCTGATTCTCTAGTTTTATTATAGAGTTTTAAACCTTCGTTAAATGATTTGGTCCATAAGTCTAATCCTTGATATGGAACTTTTAGTTCAGCATCTTTTGAATCTGGATATATTTGTGCAAAATCCGCATTATGATTATTATAACCTGTTGTCAATGGACTATATTGTAATCCCTGTTGTCCTAATTTTCCACCTGCATCATAAGGCGGAACAGCTTCAGTTATACACGGGTCTTCTTGTTTAGGACCAGGATTGCAACCTTGACAATCTATATCGGATGTGCATTGTTCTCTAGTTATAGCGCATTGTGCTTGAGGTCCGCAAAAATTCTTACAACTAATGGGGTCATTTATTGGTAAATTAACAGTGTGACTATATAATGGTGAATTAACATCATTATAATTTATCACGGCATCTTTTGGATAT